CACTTCGCCCCGGCCGTCCGGGCCGACGCGGTGGCGGACTGGGCGCCGGTCATGGTTCCCCCGCTGCTGCAGACGCCCGACTACACCGAGGCGGTGGTGGCTTCCCGCCAGCCCGTGGCACGGTGGTCCCCGGGCCAGGTATACGACTACACCGAGGCGGTCCTGGCCTGGCAGGCCCGGCTGGCCGCGGGGATGACGCTGCGGGCCGTGCTGTCTGAGGCCGTGCTGTACCAGCTGGTCGGTTCCGACCGGGTGATGCGCGCCCAGCTGGAGAAGCTGGCCCGGCCCGGCGGCCGGGACATCGAGGTCCGCGTCATGCCGCAGGACCGCAGCTCGGCGGTCGGGTACGACTCGTTCAGCTACCTGGAGTTCCGGTCCATGGGCGGGGTCGGCGGCCTCCCCCGGGCGATGTGCTATCAGCTGGGCGAGGCCGTCGAGATCAGCCAGGACAAGGCCGTCTGGGCGCATAAGCTCATGTTCGAGCACATGTGGGAGACGGCCGAGCCGCCCGCGGCCGCGGTCAAGCAGGCACTGTCAGACGCGTGGGGCGGCTAGTGTATACTTGACTCCAGTCAGGAGGAAAGATGCCACCCGCGAAGCCGGTTACGGAGTTCAAGGGGCCGGGGCACTGGAGGTCCCGGGCCGATGACGCGCGCTCCGAGGCGGGCATCTTCGGCCAGCTGGCCGACGCGGCCCGGCGGCTGCAGGACAAGGGCCTGGGTGACGCCCAGCAGGCCGTGCACCGGGCCGAGGCCGCGCTGCAGGCTGAGGATCACGAGACCGCAGGCGGCGAGCTGCGCGCCGCCGCCCGGCTGTGCCAGCAGCAGGCGCCCGCCTACGCGGCCGGGCTGCGTGCGCTCGCCGAGCAGGTCGAGGAAGCCGCGCCGCCCAGCTCCCCAGCTCCCCCGCCCGGCCGCCAGGACCCGGACGACACCACCGAGCATCACCCTGCGATGGAGGACTAGCCCGCGCTAGACTGACCCCCGCCCCGTCGGCTTATTTCGAGAGGTAGCCGGTCACACGCTGCCTGCCGGCGGGGCATCCGATTGCCCAGGGCATGGGCGACGAGTGCTTCATCATCCCGGCCCCGCCAGCGGCCGGGCCATACTCCCCGGTCGATGACGTACCGGTCCAGCTGGCCAGGCAGCGCAGGGTCCAGGGGAAGCTGTTCGAGAAGCACATCCTCAACAAGGGCCCCCTGATCCACCCGAAGACGGGCGCGGTCATCGACATCGATGACGCCTTTGTCAAGACCATGCAGGACAATTTCGCCAGGGGCGTGTGCGACATCGTGCAGGTGCCCCTGGCGAACGACTCCAACGAGCACGTCGAGCACCCGGGCGCCAACCTGGGCGAGGTCGTCGGGATCAGGGAGCGGGACGGCAAGGTCTACGCCCTGATCGACGCGCGCCGGGACGCCGACAAGTTCGGCAAGACCTACCTGGGCGCCTCCGCCTTCCTGAGCACGAACTACACCGACTCGGCCACCGGGACCAAGGCCGGGCCGGCGCTGCTGCACGTCGCGGTGACCAACCGCCCGTACGTGACCGGGCTGGAGGACTACCAGGAGGTCATCGCGGCCTCAGCCGATAACACCGGCGAAGTCGTCGTGCTCACCCCGCCGGAGGAGACCGAGGTGCCACTCACCAGGGAGCAGCTGCTGGAGCAGCTGAAGAAGGACCACGGCATCGACGTCGAGGCCCTTCAGGCCGCGGCCGCGCAGCCGCCCGCCCCGGACACCGCCGCGCTGTCTGCCGCCGTCACCGAGGCCCTGCAGGCCGCGGGGGTGAAGCTGTCCGCCGGCGAAGACGGCGAGCTGAAGCTGTCCGACGTCTCGGCCGCGGTGGTCGAGCTGGCCCAGGACAACAAGGGGCTGCGTGCCGCGGTGTCCGGGCTGGAGCGCAAGGCCGCGGAGACCGAGGTCGACGGGTACATCGCCACCGGGCGGCTGCTGCCCAAGACCCGCAAGACCGCGATCGAGATGGCGCTGTCCAACCGGGACGCGCTGGACGACATCCTGGCCCCCGAGGACCGGCCGTACGTCCAGCTGGCCCGGCAGGAGGGCGTGCCCGGCGCGGACGGCGAGCAGCGCCAGGAGCACGACATCGCGGACGAGGTGGCCCGGCTCACCGCCGACCACTCCCAGTTCTTCAGTGCCAACGGCACCAAGACCCGGCAGTAGGTCCCAGGCATAGCGAGGAGCAGCAGCAATGGCCGGTAGCGACTCCGTTGAGTTCGACTATGTGCCCGGGTACGTCAAGGGGACGCACGAGTACGGGCAGGAGTTCGGGGATGAGTTCCACGCCCCGGCAGTCCAGGAACTCATGTTCTCGATGGCGGGCTACACCCAGAAGGGCGTCACGCTCGCCGCGGGCCAGGGGGTCCTGCCTACCGGGACGATCCTCGCCCGGCACACCGCGTCCGGGAAGTACTTCGCCTACAACCCCGGCGCCACCGACGGCCGCGGCGTGGCACTCGGCGTGCTCCGCGATGCCCGGGACACCGGCGGGCCGGGCGCGGCCTCGCTGGCCGCGTTCAATGCCAACACCAGCGGGGTGAACCCGGACGCGATCACCCTGGCCGGCGGGACCGCCGTGTTCCCGGCCAGCCCGAGCGGCAAGGTAGCTACCGACTGCCTGGGCAACATCGTCATCAGGGGCATCCTCAACGCCAACGTGGTCTCCGGCGCCGACACCACGTCCCTGATCCCGAACACCAACGGGCTGGGCTCGGGCGCGGGCCAGGCCGTGGCCCAGCTGGGCGCGCGCATCGTCCCGTTCGGGGCCCCGGTCGGCTCGAACCCGGCCTTCCCCGGCGGCCCGCTGGACGGCAACCCCGGCGCGCTCACCGGGCGGAACGCCTTCATCTTCTAGTAGCAGCGGAGCCCGCTGGAGGCGGACAGCACGCTCTCCAGCGGGCTCCGTCATGCCCGGGCCGATAAGCACGGGTAACCGCATCACGCGGCCAGGCCAGCCAGGTGGCTCCCCCAGAGGGAGCGGCGCAGGCCGGGCTCCGGGGCACGGGGCCGCTGCCATAGCCCAGACGTACGCGAGATAAGGCGAGGGAGATCCCGTGCCGGACATCAGCCTCCTGGAGCCGGTGGTGCTCAGGGGAGTCGTCGAGAAGTTCGTGACTCCGCAGACGCATGTGATGTTGAATCGCATGGATCAGACCCCGTGGCCGTTCCCGTCTGCCACCTGGGACGTGATCAAGGGCAGCCGCGCGGTGGCCAAGCCGAACGTCCCGAACAGCGAGGCGCACATCATCGCGCGCCTGGGCCGTTCTCAGGAATCGGCAAGCTTCATCTACCTGCGCGAGAAGAAGGTTTTCGAACCTACGACCCTGCACTGGCTGCGGACCCCGGGCGAGATCGCACGCATCAACGCAGAACAGGCCGTGCTCAGGGAGATCAACGACCTCAACACGAGGTTCGATAACTTCGCTGAGTGGTCGTGCTGGCAGGCCATGGGCGGCGGCATCACGTACTCGTACGCGGACGTGCAGGCCCGGGTCGACTACAAGTTCCCGTCCAGCCACTTCGTGGCGCCGGCCAACCCGTGGCTGGTCAACGCGGGCCTGACCGCCCCCGGCGCGACCGGCAACCCCACCGACCTGGGCGCGGCCAACACCAACCTGGGCGCCGGCGGCACGCCGAGCTACGCCAACCCGGCCTCCATCCTGGAGGACGTCCGGTCCTGGAAGCGGATCATCCAGGTGCACGGGCGGGTCCCGGCCAAGGAAGTGTTCGCCACCTCGGTGACGATGGCCGCGCTGATGGAGGCCTGGACCCAGGCCACCTCGGGGGCCACCGTCAACATCCCGGCCACCATGCTGTCCGACCGGATGAAGGACGAGTTCTACTCCTCCGGCATGATGAGCGGCTTCATGGGCCTGGTCTGGAACACGGTCGAGCAGGTGTACGAATCCGACGCCGGGAACCTGACCTTCTTCGTGCCGGACGGCGTGCTCTACATGGGCAACTACACCGACCAGCGGCCCATGGAGCTGCTGATCGGGCCGACCGCGGACGACGAGGCCCCACAGGGTTTTACGGGCAAATATTCGAAGACCTGGAAGGAGAAGGACCCTTCCGCCCGGCAGTACCTGCTGGAGTGGCACCTGCTGCCGATCGTGACCCGGCCGGAGCAGATGCTGGTGGCCTCGGGCATCATCGCCTCCAACGCCACGCCGACCTCGGGCAACCTGGGCAGCTACTACACCGGGCTCAACCCGAACTGGAAGCAGTAGGGTAGCTTCGTCAGGGCTCGCCGGGAGCCCCCGGTTCAGGCCACCGGGGGCTTCCGGCGTGTCCGGGGCTGGTGTCCGTGTCTAGGCGGTATGCTGTCGAGCACTGGAAGTATGGTGACGCAGGGGCCCGGGAAACCGGGCCCCTGCGCCGCGTCTGGACGATTGCCCCGGCATGGCAGGACTGTCCGGACAGCAGCGCGTCGTCGACATCGTGGCCGCCTCGCGGCAGCTGGCTCCCTGGGAGGACCCGGAGCCCGCGCACCTTGGCCCTGGCCCGGGGCACAGGGCCAAGGACCCGTACCGGTGCGCGCTGGGCCACGCGAACGAGCCGGACGCCAGGTACTGCTCGGCGTGCGGATTGTCGATGACCGCCCAGGCGCCGCCGCCGCTGGCTGCTCCCGGGCAGGACCGTCCCAAGCCGGCCGCTGAGCTGACCGCGGAGGAGCGGGCTGAGCGCGAGCGCCAGCATGCCGCTGCGATCTCCGCCGCCGCGGCGTTCGAGCGCGCTCCGGAGCAGATCGTCCCGACCCAGGGCGAGGCCGTGCTCATCCACTTCACCGAGGACGGGCTGACCGCCTTCGGCCGGGTCTGGTACCGCGGGCAGGAGCTGGCCATCGGCCCGGATCACCCGCGCTGGCCCGAGGCGGTCGGCTGGATCATGATGGACAAGGCCGCGCAGTTCGGCCGGTGGGGCCGGCAGTACTTCGAGCACGGGCCCTGGCCGTTCCAGCGCAGCTACGTCGACCCGGCGGCCCGGTACGAGGACCTGGCCGCGGTCGGCGGGCAGGGCAAGGTGCCCGGCCCGTCGGAGGAGGAGCTGAGGCGGGCGGACGAGGCAGAGGCCCGGCGGAACCGGGGCGTGCCGGCCCCGGCGCTGAGGTGATCCGCCGTGACCTTCCCAGCAGGACTGCACACCATCACCGTGACCGGGGAGAATGTCCTCGGCATCGGCGGCGAGCCGTTGTCCGGCGTCGTGATTTTCAGCGCGTCCGGACCGGTCGACGATCCGGCCGATGACGCCGTGCTGTCCGGCTCGGCCGTGGGCGAGATCTCTAACGGGGTGATGACGCCTGTGGTCATTCCCACCACGGACGCGGTGTCGCCGGGGTTTACTTACACCGTCACCGTCCGGCTGCAGGATGCTGACGGGAACGCCGGCGGGCCGCCTCCCGTTACCGGCGTGCACATCCCGGCCACCCTGGGGCCCACGGTGGACCTGTCGGCGCTGCTGTGAGCCGATAGCGGCGAGGCGGGGGCTGTGGCAGGCCTCCGGACGCGGGACCCAGTGCAGGACGTGCTGCTCGGCGCACCATATGCAGCACCAGCACCGCGAGCGGGACCCCCGGCCGGGCCAGGTCAGGCATGGCCCCCGCCCTCAGTGTCAGGTAACGCTGCGGGTTCTCTCTGCATCTAGGTAGTGAGGGCCGGGCTCGACCGTAAGGCCAATCTCTCCGCCCTGGGCACCCGCGGTCCGGGTGCGCGCACGCGGCCGCCGGGCAGGCTGCCCGGCCCTCCGATTCCACAGGCATGGCCGATGAGGTGCAGGCGCACAGCCAGGCGGAGGCTCACCGCTACCTGATGCACTTCCCCGAGCACCCTGCCCGGACCTCTGACCCGCACTATGTGGACTTCCACGCCTACCACCGCAGGACGCGCAGCGCGGCTCGCTGCTACATCGGCGAGCGGGTCGGCTTCGGCGGCTGCCTGGACGCGCAGGGCCAGCCCGCGCCGCCGGACGCGAGGGGCTGGCAGCCCGGCCTGGAGCTGCATCACGCGCACGTGGAGTTCTCCCTGCAGAACGGCATCAGCCTGGAGGCGCTGGAGCGGGACTACCCCGGCATCTCGAACCCGGACGAGGTGGGCGCCTGGGTGGAGACCGAGGCCAACTTCCGCTGGCTGTGCGCATGGCACCACCGGGGGGCCGCGGGGGCCCATACAGCGTCGCATTCCGACTGGGAGGCTAGTCAGTATGTGCTAGGCCTCATCACCCGGGCGGGCTAGTCATGGCCTGGCCCGTGCCCACCGTCGAGGACCTGGCCGAGTTCACCGGGCGCCCGGTGCTCAGCTACACGCCGTACGTCAACTCCGCGCTGCTGCAGGCCACGGTGATGTTCACCGCGCTGTCCGAGCGCGGCGCCGACGATCGCGCCACGATGAGCGCCGATGACCGGCAGCTGGCCGACATGGGCGTGATGGCCATGGCGGACTACATCTACCTGCGGTTCGCCTACCAGAAGGTGCTGGCCAGCCCGCTGCAGAACGAGACGATCGGGTCCTACAGCTACTCCAAGCCGGTCCAGGAGATGGCCCGCAACGCGCAGGCCATCGAAGTCACGGCCGAGCGGACCGGCGTCGAGATGTTCGACCTGGCCATCAGGATGCTGGCGAAACGCCAGCGGGCCAATGGCGTTTTCTCGGGCCAGATCACCGGGTTCGAGCACTTCGCCCGCGACGACCAGGCCAGGGTGATGCAGGATGAGTGCGGCCAGCTGGTGCTGGTCGGGCCGGCCGACTTCAACCAGGTGGACCTGCAGTTCTTTTCCGTCAACGCGGAGATGTTCCCGGCCGACCCCGGCTAGGCGTAGTACAGGGCATGACTCCGCGTGTCGTGCACTGCGAGCGGGAGCCCTACGACGTCTACATCGGGCGGCCCGGGCCCTGGGGAAACCCGTGGCCGGTCGGCGACTACGGCACCCGCGAGCAGGTGATCGCGCTGTACGAGGACCACCTGCTGCACTCGAAGGACCTGCGGGCCCGGCTGCCTGAGCTGCGCGGCAAGGTGCTCGGCTGCTGGTGCGCGCCGCTGCCGTGCCACGGGGACGTCCTGCTGAAGTGGGCGAACGCGCGGCGGTCCCTGCTGGTCACCTGCTCGCGGACCTGGCGGGACTGGGACCTGGCCCAGGCCGCGCTCACCCGGCTGCACGACCGCGAGCCGGGCCTGCTGCTGCTGTCCGGCCACGCCTTCCGCGGGGACCGGGACCTGGAGCGGATCTGGAGCGAGCTGGGCGGCGAGATCCGGACGTTCGAGCCGGACTGGTCGGCCGAGTGCGCCCCGGACTGCTGGCCGCCGTATCACCGCAGGCGCCGGGAGGACGGATCGGAGTACTGCCCGGCCGCCGGGGACCGGCGCAACAAG